AGGAATTTCCTTACGGAAATAATTTCTCCATGTGTATGAATCCAGGTACGCTCTACCTTGGTCAGCACAATACAAAGCTACTCGCTCGGGTTAGGAGTCTAACTATGGCACGGTGGCCCCAGTACTTGTATTGTTGGCGGTTTCGAAACAGTTTAAAGTCTTATTTAGGACCAGGAAGAATTTTCAGGAATTTCGCCTGATTCATACGTACGCGACGCCCGAGCATCCTGCTCGAGTCTCAAAGATTTTTAGGATTTCATCATCCAGCACAAACTTTCCGTTAGTTTTTCGTTCAATTCGTATATTGAGCGGTGCATAATCATTGAGATCGCGTATCATGGGCCTGTCATAGGCAAACTCGTTCCTCACAGGGGCCGGAAGGTCCTGAGGATAAAGTACTTCGTACTGGCCATCGAAAATCTTACTTACCTTCATTGGTTTGTGAAGAAATTTTCCGATGCGCTTCAGACTAAGATACTTAGGCGAGCTTTCTATGGAAAGTCCACGAGGAAATCTGGTCTGGTTGAAATAACCAACCCAGCTCCCGTATGATTGAGCAGCGTCTTCCACCCTCTTACGTGATAGCTCCGTGTCTATTCGTCCTCCCTCTCCGGCCCACTTTGAAGGCATTTTAGCGCTTGTCGCAACGATAGGTTGGGGTAATTTCCCCATCATATCAGCTGTGAAAGCGTCATATGTCTTCTTGTTCTGCCAGACGAACGACTTTAGCACGTCCTCCCGCAAAAGAGTAGCGACCTGTCTTTGCCTAAAAGAGACGTCAATAAAGTCCTTAGAACAATACTTCGGATCAACTCCGTACCCGCCATAGTGGCAGGGCACGAAGAAATTCGGAATGTAGTTCTGGATCGGAACCCCTTTCGACCGACGCGCCAAAGCGTCCGACAAAAAGGGTTTCGCCAACGGACAATATTCGAACATCTCGTTGAAAGCATTCCCGATCTCCCACGGTGTCTTATCGGCTCCTCTCTTCTTTAGATTATAATTGAAGATTAGACCGAAATTCGCATATTCAATTCTCTTCAGCTTTCCGTCTGCCTGCATGACGAATTGCCTCGAGTTGATGACTGCGAAATACTCCGAAGCATAGGATTTTCCAATGCTAAGGGTAAGACCCGCCTGAGCTGTGGTCATCTCCCAGATTTTACAAAACTGAGGAGGGCAAGGAAAGAGAATATCATCACCATTAATTACGGTGTTGTCGAGAATTATTTCTTCGTCAACCCGGGTGAGGATCCCCTGTTTCCTGCCTCTCGCGATTGCTGTTCTAAGCGCCGCAAGATTGATCAAGCACAAGATCGGAAAAGACAGAGGATGGCCCATTAACTGGCCATTCCGCTGCTCGATGTGAGCTACATTTTCGTCCACGTACACCAGGTTGGCTCCGTTTTCCGCGCACGCCTGAATGACTTCTTCCTTTGTCATATTCAGGTCGTTAAGCTTATACACTATAATAGCATCAGTCAGATGAGTTGCGAGACCCATTAGTTCTGATCGCTTTAGAATTGTGTATTCGGCTAAGCGGCAAGCGTTTCCGTTCAGATTGTCCGTAGCTGCTTTGTAGTCGCCAGAGTTCCATATCCATCCACTAGGAATTCGCATTGACTCAACTCGATTCATCCAGTCGTCATTCATGGTTGAAAACGGTGTTTTCTTCCACGAGTCCAACAGATGTCTCTGAAGCGGTTGCAGATGATAATAGAGAAGTTCATTCCCCATCGTTATCGGCCGGAATTTTCCAGCTTCCTCCACGAGTGATATTCTCACGAGTTTCGATTCTCTTCCGAGCATCGTCTCTCTCTGAGCTTCACTTCGTAGGTTCATCCACAACTCGTCTCTAAAGTTAGAGTAATCAGTTGCAAAGTCCTTTAGTGTCTTTCCATCAGTATTCCTTTTTGCGAACAAAGACGAGGTGTCGACGGAACCGGGGTAGCGTGTCCGATTCCATCCTTCCTCCCGGAAACGATCTCTTCTCTGCCAAGCAATCTCTGCCTGAACAAAATCAAAAATCGAACCCTCCTCATCCGCCCGTGACGGTAAGCC